GTTTCACTTTTGAGTTTGATGCTTGGGTTTCGGAGGAAGGGCAAAGAAAAGTTTACGCAAGTTCTTCCGATGCTGATGGTGATCTCTATTTGATTCGCAAAGAGTGGGAAGAACAGGATGAAGTTGAACGCAAAATTCGTTCAAACAAAGCACTTGATGAACTGTCAAAATTGGATGAAGAGTTAGGACTATGACTGCGGATAAATGGAACCCAGATCCCGTTGAGCGTCTTGAAGACGGCACTTGGATTTTTTGGGATGAGACTTGGGCAAATTGGCACGGACCATTTAACACCGAGGAACTTTGTCGAAAAAATCTTAAAGAGTATGCTAGAGAACTGGAAGAATACGGAGAAGAGGAGTGATAACTCCTGAAGTAAAAACCTATGGTGATAAGGGTATGCAAAACGCATATCTTCAAAGTAAAAGAGTTCCACTTCCGTTTACCAGTAATATTTGGAAAACAAATGAAGACAAAGAACAGCTTCGATTACACTCTGGATTACAGCAAGATAAACTTCCGAGAAACCCCTGAACTCTACCGAGTAGGTCGTGGAGAACAGGGGGTTCTTCTTGTGGAGCCATACAAGTCGGAAATCTGCCCACATTGGAAATTTCGTATTCCAGAGATTGCAGAAAAGTCAGCAAAGAAAATTCATTCAATGTTTCTTTCATACTTGGAGGAAAACGATTTCATCGGGGCGGACATGGCGAGAAAGTTTTTGATGATGGGGTGGACACGAAGTTTACGATATGCGAATCATCACAGTGGACGAAAGTATGATGAGCATGGAAAGGTGATTCCCCAAGAGAAGGATTGGAAGGACTCCAAATACTACAAGAGTAGTAGAATTTTCAAGAAGTATTTTGATTTGGCTAGAACAAACGAGAAATATCTCTCTATGAAAAAGGAGTGGATGAAATGAGAACAAGTGATGTGCTTGGCTTGATTGAAAATATTATGAACAATTTTGATTACGAAGAGTGTTGTGATATTGCTAAATACGGGTTGAACACACAACAAGAACAAATAATTGCAAAGATTCTTGTTGACAAAAATCGGATGGGTGAATATAGTGACATTCTTAAAAAGGTGAAGAAACATTGTGAGCACGAATACTATGGAGAATAAAATAGAATCCTTGGTTGCAGAACTTGCTGATTACACAGATGAGCAAGGAATACCAGAGATTCTTCCAAGGGAGTGGAGAAGTATAAACCAACGCTTTACGAAAGATGAAATTCGTGAAGCGTTGGCGCATTACATCACAAGAAACAATCCTCCGTTTCCTGTGAGTAAGATTACGGAAACACAACTACACAGAACTTTCCACAAACTTCTTACCGACAACATGGATGATTTCATCATATGGGATTTGAGTAACCGAAAGGTTCTTGAGAAATATGATGACTACAAGTATCCATTCGACAAGCATGGATTTGCGTTGATTGAACTCGGGCATCCATACAATGCCGTGAGCAACTTTTTCCAACAGAAGAATCGCCTGAACTGTGGTGCATATGGGTTCAAAGCACCGATGGAGATATGGCGAGATTTTGATGCACTAAAAAAGATGAACTACACTTTTTGGAGGTTGGGGAATGATCGCGTGGACGACAAGGCCTGGAGGGGGTCTTTTCGTCTCGGTTCATACACGGCGACTCAGTTCAAGCCTCATGTTGCAAAGTGCATGTATCTCATGACGAAAGCAAGAATCGTGCTGGATACAAGTTGTGGATGGGGAGATCGTCTTGCTGGTTTCTACACGACTCCAAGTGTTGAGGAGTATTTCGGATGTGACCCAAATGAAAACACTTTTGAAACCTACAAGGAACAATGCATTTGGTATGAGAAGACGTTGACAGGTAAAACTCCTGTTCTTCGTGAAGGTAAGGATTGGTTTGAGTGTTCTGGTTCAAAGTATGTTCGAATTCTTCGGTCTCCAGCCGAGGACATCAATTGGGCAAACGAAACCAAGGAAAAGTTTGATTGCACATTCACATCACCTCCATACTTCAGCACTGAAAAATACAATGAAGGAAGTCCGAACGACAAGGACCAATCATGGAGTCGGTATGGCGAATATGAAACTTGGAGAGATGGATTCATGTTCCGAATGCTTGATGGGGCATGGAATCACACCAAGGACAATGGTTTCGTCATCATAAATATCATGGACCCGAAGATCGGTTCAAAACGACATTATGCTTGTGACGATATGGTGGACTACATGGTTGACAAAAAGAAAGCAAATTTTCTCGGTCAGATTGGAATGCGAATCAAACAACGACCGAAGAAGATGGAAGGTCTTCAGGAATTTCTAAAACTAGATTACATAGAAAACGTCTGGTGTTTTGGTAAGGGAACCGGATCCATTTCCAAGCCAAATTCACTGGAGAACTTTTTTTAAGAAAGGAGAAAAGTTATGAGCAGTTTTTGTTGTAACGGAAGATCGGGAGGAAATTTGATTCTCGGTCTAGCAGTGGCTTCGTTGGGTGCGAGTTTCTATTTCAGTAGCAACTCGGATGCCAACAACGCAATCTTCTTCTGTGGTGCAAGTGCAATTCTATTTGGAATTTCTTGTTTCATGGACAGAATGTCCTTCAAGAACATTCTTCAAAGAAGAGATATGGATGATTCCATTAATGATTTGCATGTAAACATCAGTGATATTCATGATACCATCTCTAAACTGAAAAGTGACATGCGAAGAGAATGTAACGATGACATTCAAACTGTTTGGCGTGGTATTGACGATGTTGAAAAGCGCATTGACAATGAGATGGAAAACTTGAAGGTTTGCACAAAGAAAGTGTGCAAGAAAGAAATCTTGAACGAAGGTTGAATCCTTCTTGTCTGAGATTGGTGCTACAGCGCCTTTCTTGCTCTCGTAACTCAGTGGCTAGAGTAGCGCCTTTACACGGCGAAGGTCGGGGGTTCGAATCCCTCCGAGGGCATTGGAGATGAATGATGAAATTAGCAACACCAAATCAACTAGATGAAGTTTATGGATTGTATCGCAAGTATAGCGAATACTTCCCACATGTCAGAAAGAGTAAGGTTGAATTCTTCATCAACAACCATAGAATGGTATACGATCAAGGAGTCGCCATATCGTTCACCATCTACCAAAGAAAAGGTTATCTTGGAAACTGCACCGTCCCTCGCTATGATTGCATGTTGCATCAGATCATCAATGAGTCGCAGGGAAACGGAATCATCTATGAAGTGTTTTACGATTTTATGATTACACTTGGGAAAACTATATGGTGTACTGTAAGAACTGAAAACAAAAGATCCCTCAAGTTCATGGATAAAGTAGGATTTGAAAAAGTTGGTGATATAACTTGGGGAAAGAATAAGCAAATACCAGGTGTGATATTGAAAAGAAAATACAAAGGAAATTTACTGTTTGAAGGGTAGCCGAGTTGGTAGCAGGCGCTTGACTGTTAATCAAGAGGATAACCTCCCGTCGTGGGTTCGAGTCCCACCCCTTCAGTTATAATTTATGAATTTTGGAGAATGAACAGAATGAAAAGAATCAGTTACGTTACCATCGTGGTCGGGTTAGCATGGGGCGACGAAGGAAAAGGCAAAGTCATACATTCTCTAGCACCAAGATATGACATGGTGTGTAGGTGGAATGGTGGAGGGAATGCTGGACATACCATCTACGTCAATGGTGAAAAGAAAAAAACACACTTGGTTCCAAGTGGAATCTTCTCAAACAAGAAGTCGATTATTGGCCCGTGTTGCGTTCTGAATGTTGACAAGTTCTTGGAAGAGATATCGTATTTGAAAGCTGCTGGTTGCGATACTTCTTTGGTCAAGGTATCACCCAAAGCACACATCATCACGGAAGCACAAATTCGCTATGACAACTATTATCTGAAGGAAAAGTTGGGGACGACAGGAAACGGAATTGCTCCCTGCTATTCAGACAAGATGATGCGGAGAGGAGTTCGTGCCGAAGAAGCTCTTCCGAAGGAATTTCTTTGGGATGGAGAACTGAAAGGAAAGATTCTTTGTGAAGGAGCTCAGAGTGTGTGGTTGGACATAGACCACGGAAATTATCCCTACGTCACCAGTAGTAGCACTCTACCATATTCTGCTTGTTCTTTAGGGTTCACACATAAAGACATTGATAGAGTAATCGGAGTCGCGAAGATTTACGACACCAAGAGTGGAGTGGATCCAGATTTCCCAGAATCTCTTTTGGATGAGTCCAATGTTCTCTTGAATGATATCATAAGGGAGGGAGAGGAGTTCGGGACAACCACGGGAAGAAAGAGAAAAGTCAATTGGTTGTTTGTTCCCAAACTTATAAAGGCAATAAATCTCTGTGGATGCGATCAAGTCATCGTGAACAAATGTGATATTCTCCAGAAAATTGGACATTATCGCTTGTATGATGATGGAGGTCTGTTAGAGTTTGATGACATTGAACTGATGAAGAATCACATTTGCACGAAGATTTACAATAACACTTCAGTCAATGACGTTAGGTTTTCTTCAAAGAAAGAATGTATATGAATGGAAGGTTGCCTGAGTGGTTGAAAGGGTCTGACTTGAAATCAGAAGAAGGCCTTTGGTCTTCCGCGAGTTCGAATCTCGCACCTTCCTTTGATGGAAAAAAAATGTTTGAGAGAAGTGCTTGACAAGAGGAGAACCTGATATATACTGTGTGGACAACTGAAAAAACGCGGGCATGGTATAATGGTTGTGTCTCAACCTTCACAATATTATAAATACATGTAAAGGAGCTTATATGTTCTATTACTTGTATGAAATTAAAAATATAGTCAATAACAAAATTTATGTTGGGGTTCATAAAACTAAAAATATAAATGATGGTTACATGGGTTCTGGAAAAATTATTAAAAA